ACCGCATAAGCAGTCGTAGTATTAGCAGCAGTCTGGTCTGTGGAGTCCTGAAACGCTCCGTAAGGCGTAGAATCAGCTTCGGCAGCACTAGACATCGGTACGAACAGTATCTTGCTGTCATAACCAATACGCTCATCATAGAGAGTGGTGGTCGTTGCATTGCCAATAGCAAGAGTCAGAGTGCCAGTGTTATTAGTCTTGCCATCCATGATTCCACGGATAACTTCGTGCGTAGTACGAACGTCTGTAGTACCAGGTTGAACAGTGCGAAATGTTGTCATCTTGTGCCTTGTCCAGATAGGTCTACATCGACTCCGACAGCAGTAACCCAGTTACCAGATGGCTCTACCTTAATTCGATGATACTTTCCGGCAGAACGCAATGACACTCGATTCTCAGAGTCTGCTGATACTGAAGTACCGAAAGAAATGTCTGCGTTAAGCAATACCCTGCTGGCAACAGATACGTTAGCACTCCCACCATCAATAATAGGTCTGGCAAGCGTTACAACGCTGTTTAGGCCATCTAGTTGTAGATCGCCAGTAACCAGACTTGCAGAGAGGTTGCTGCCGTCAATGCTTACTACATTCGATCCGAATGTGCCTGCAATAAAGAACTTTCCACCAGACCATTGGCGAGAGTCAAAACTAACTTCAATTGAATCTACAGTGCCGTAGTTATCCAACTGCTCAAGCGTAACTCCAGCCGTTAGTGCGCCACCAATACTGGTAATGTTGATGTTGCTATAACTCCACCTAGTTAATTCCCAATGGAACATTAGTTGGTAATAACCAGCAGACACATTCTTAAAGTTCCAAATGACAACCTTTCTCTGAGGGTCAATCTGCGAACTCATTTCGTCAATTGATTGAATATCTACATTATCAAAGAACCATCTGTCTACTTTTTCAGCACCAATTGGAGTGACATTCTGACCATCACACATATAAAAACCATTTTCGCCCAAGAAAAACGAAACTTGCTTATATTGTGCTATTGATCCATTGGCAAAACATCCAACACCACGAGAAATATTATCAAATTGGAAGAAAAGTGGGCTTCCAACGTAACTCATACGGTGAATCGAGTTTTGTAGAAAAATCAATCCAAATTCACCACCAGTTAATCCAATAATATCTCCGCCATCTGGAATATCTTGAAAGTCAGCCTGGCTTGTAGACGATGATGTCCAACTGGTTTCGTCGTTAATATCACTCCATTGAACGCGACTTGTATTGTTAGACTGGTGTCCAGTTACTGCAAAATCACGCACAACAGTAATATATTTTGCTACTGGTGCTGTAGCAGATACATCAGCCCAAGCAGTAGATGAACCAATAGTCCATGCTTGGATTTTTTCAGCATTATTCGATGTAAGCAAAACATTACCAAATTGCACTACATCGTATGGTGCATTTGTATATCCGCCAGCCTTTGATACGTTTGAAAAATTCAGCGTTGAAGGATCGAATTTATAAATCTTTGACGCACTGGCAGCAAAGAGTGCTGATGTACCCAGTGTTCTTCCAGCAAATACAGATGCAAGCGTTTCAGACGCTGCATTGCCAAAAGTAACCTTGTTCGGGAATGGAGCGTAACCAGATCCAACCGGATATACGTTCATTACATCCGTCATGTTTCCAGCAACACCAGGTTTATCTGGAGTCCATTCGTTAAATGTTAGCCTTGTCGTAGCCATGTGTTTTCACCTGATTGAACTTCAGTCCAAGTATTGCTTCCAGCGCCAACATCTGTCCAAGTATTTGAACCTGGACTAACTGTAGACCACTCATCTCCAACAATTCTCCCATTAGGAGTCAATGTTGCAAATCCAGAAAGCGTTGAGCCAGCAGAGAATGTTGTATTTCCTAGCGGTATTACAGTTGCAAAGCATTCAGCAGATGCAGCACCACCAGCCAAATAAGATGCTGTAGCTGTTGCTGTTGCTACACCATTTATATCTGCATATCCAATCTTTTCTAATAATCCAGCAGATGTAAATACTGCACTACATGAAATAGATGAACCAGAAAACGTAGTGCGTGTTGCAGTAATTTGCGTTATAGCAGCGCAAGATATTCCAGCATTGCCGATTAAGGTTACTACTCCAGATGCACTTGTTGTTGCGTTGCAAAATACTGATGCAATTCCTTCAAGTAACTCATTACTTATTGCAGAAAGTATGGCAGAACAAGAAATTGCAGATGATGCACTATATTCAATTGATCCGGCAGAAGTTAGAACGGCAGAAACAGAAATGTTGGATTCACCATTAACAATGCCACCAGCCGAAGGCGTATAGACAATGATGATTACGCCTTGGGAACCAGAAGTGCCAGCACGGGTTGTTCCTCCAGTGCTTACACCACCACCACCACCGCCGCCGCCATATAGCCCACCAGTGTTTATCTGGGTCGCGTTGGCGCCGCCTCCGCCACCACCACCAGAACCGATCCCAAACACATCAATGCCATTCCCGCCTACAGAAGATGCGCTTACAGAACCTCCTCCGCCACCGCCAACAGCACCACTTGTATTGCTGGCCCCACCACCAACACTAGATGAGTTATTACCACCAGTTCCACCAGTAGCAGAAGAAGCATTGCCACCAGCAGTGCCTCCTCCATTGCCGCCGCCACCACCACCGGCAACATTTCCAGAAGTAGTGGATGTAAAACCTATACCACCATTAGCACCAGCACCATTTGGGCCTGCTGCACCACCACCACCACCGCCACCGTTACCATTTGATACGGAAGTAGCGGTTGAGCCAGCACCACCAACACCACCATTGAATGTAGAACCAGTGCCAGCAGTGCCGCCAGTAGATGTAGGTGTGGTAGTAGCTTGCCCACCACCACCGCCACCAGCAGTCGATGCACCTGAGTTCCACGAAGTGGTACCGCCGGCAGTTCCGTCTGCACCAGCGGCACCGCCACCACCAGCAGTGCCTGCCTGATATGTGACAGAACCACTCAGGGTCTGATTGATTAGTTTTGTGTAGCCTGCGCCTCCGCCACCACCACCACCAGCTCGGTTGCTTCCAGAAACACGACCACCGCCACCACCACCGCCACCACCAATCAGATGGATCGTGTTGGAAGAGTTATTCCAATCAGTTGGAACTGTCCACGAAGTAGATGATGTTGAGGTAAGAACAACAATGGCATTGTCAGCACGTTGTGTGGTGAACAACGCACGCCCAGTATTAGGTGCTGTTGTGTTAATGACAGAGTTTGCGCCGATATACCAAGTATCTGATATTGGGCTACCAATCGCATCACGGACATTCAAATAATCAATGCCCGTAAGGAATCCGCCGCCAGCTTTTGCGAGCGTGTATGACGAGCCAGCAACAGGACTTTGAAGCGTTACTACGTTTCCTGCCGTTCCTTTAACAGACCAAGTGGTAACTGTTGTGGTAGTTCCATTAGTAAGGGTTATCGTGTGTGCAACAGTCTTGGTGCTGTCGATTTCACTGAATGTGTTAGACCCTTGAATTGTCAGCGCCGAGGTACCAGTAGCACCGCCAATAGTTAGTTTGTTATAAGTGAGGCCACCACCAGCAAATGTTCTTGCAAATGTTGTTGTGTTGCTAAGAACGATATTCGCCGTTCCCTTATTAAATGTAAGGCCGGTAGTTGCTGCTGTGTCCCATACCGTTCCAGTACCGGAAAGAGTCCAAGTGCCAGAACCCATAGATATGGTTCTTGTATTACTGTTATTTGATGAAAAATTAGCAGCTGTTACGTTATAAGAAACAGCGTTAAATGTTCCATTTGTAACGGTAATACCGTTACTTGAAGCTAACGCATCATTAAGAGACACTGTTCCAGATGGCGAGTTTATATTTATGGTTTGCGAAAATGTTTTTGCTGCGCTGGTAATTGACTGACTACCACGACCAGCAAACGTAATCTGACCTGTTCCACTTAATGTAGTGCCAGAGCCGTTTGTCCAATTGCCGTAAATGCTCGGGGCATTTGATCCTGTTGACAACGTCATTGCGCTAGTACGCGCAGACATATCAAGCGTGCCAATATTCCAAGCAGCGTTAATTGTTATCGTGCCAGTAACACTGCCAGTGTTATCAAATACCGCAGTATCTTGAGCAAGCGGAAAATTGTTTACTGAGGGCGATCCACCGCTCGACGTAGCCCATCCAGTAGCCGACCAGCTTTGTGCGCCAGCAAGGTTCCAGTAAACCGTTTTTGCTGCGTCAAATGTAATCCCGCTGTTGCCTTTGCAATCACCCAGACGAGTTCCAGAAAGGGGAGTCCCCGGCCCAGACAAAACAACATCTCGAAAATCTATATCTGTTAGAGAAGAAATTGCCCCATACGTTATGGTTCTGGCAGAACCTATTGAGGAAGATGCCAAAAAAGTACGACAAGTTACATTAGTGCCAGCAGAAAGAGTTAGTGTGCCGTTAATTGTTTGATTGGAGTCAAATGTTACTGCTGCAATACCACTGGAAGTTCTTCCAGAAATTGACAGATTATTAAATGTGTTTGCCCCAGTTATTGGGATTGATGTAATGGCCGTATTAGTAAACGACACATTGTAATAAGTTTTTCCGCCCGTTATTCCGTTTGTTGGAGACACTGCGCCACTAAGAACTATATTTGAAGTTCCGGCATTAAATGTTGTGCCCGCGGCAGTAACGTTAAATCCAGTGTTACCAGTTAATGTAACCGTTGACGAACCCAAATTAACAGCGCCAGAAGAAAAAACAAAATCTGTACCTATAGTTACATTATAGTTATTGGTGTTAAATGTTGTTGTTGCGCCTGATACTGTTAAACCACCAGCAGAACCCGTTAATGTAAGAGCATCGCCTAATTGCCATGTTCCTACAGATATGGCGGAATTTGAGCCGCCTCCAACAGTTATTGTTTTACCTGCGGTTGTAATAGTATATGTGCCAGCAGAAGAAGCTCCAGTAAATAAAAGTCTACTGGTTGCGCTCCAAGCCATTGCAGAAACTAACGTAAAGTTTCCAGCAACAGTAATACCAGCAGACCCCGCGATTGTTCCAGTAAATCCAGTACAGTTTATTGAACCAGCGCCCGTGTTTCCGGTAGAAATAGTTACCGTGCCAGCGCCAGAACTTCCATCAAAGAAGACATCGTCAGCAGTTGTTGGAATGGCTTGACCGCCAGCACCACCAGACGTAAGCGCCCACTTGGTTCCGGCTGTGCCGTCCCAAGCAGCAGTTCCACCAACCCAATAGCGGTTAGCCATTAAATTTCCTCAATAGGCTCTACTACGTCTTCATTAGTGCCGCTAACAAGAGCAAGCCAGTTATTAAGACGCTCTTGCTTCATGCCTTCAATCTCTTGATCCGAAGGCAGAACACCATCAGGAAACCACAGTGCATCCGCGAACTTGCCAAATGAAGTCTCAAACTCAAAGTCAATCTTCATGATTAAGCAAGCGTCACAGAAAGGTTGCCAGAAGAAATCTTAAAAATATCGCCGCTACTAACAGTCTTGGATGTCGTCAGAGCCGCGTGGTAGAGCAGATTGCCACTGGTTACTGCATCGCGTACACCAACGTGCGTAACGGTTCCCCAGGAGCTTGTGCAGGTCGGGAAGGTTACGTCTGCGCTGTTAGTTGCTACACCATTGCTAGGCGCACCAAACGTCACAGCAGTGCGTGCATAGGAACCACCAGAGACTTCGGTTCCACTGTCAGCATCAGTAGGATCAGCTGTATACAGAGCTACAAAACAAGTAGTAGGACTCGTATACGAAGTGTTGCGGAGAGTAGCGTTAATCAACGCATTCTCAAGATAGTTCGAAAAATTAGCCATGATTACCTCGTAGCAAGAGTTATTGCGATAGGCGAGGCAGAGTATTCTCCCGCATCATCGCTAGTTGAAATTGCGCTAATTGCGCGGTCATACAAAGATGCCCAAGTCTGCAATCGAGCATCATTCATCAAATACGGTTCTGCCTCTGCTAGAGACGCATACAACAGCGCATCCACACAGTATGCAAGAAACGTATTACTTGAATTGCTATCACTCAAATACGTCGGTGCAGCGTAATACAACATCCTGGCCGTATAAGCAGTGTCTGGAATAGGAGCAAACTGAAACTCACTTGCAAGAATCGTATAAAACACCGGAATGCCCGATTCTGATGTGCGTGCGTTCCTAAAGAAAGCAGATGGGCTTTGATAGTTAATCGTCGAAGTAGGACTACCATCGAAGTGAATGTCCCTGAGTTGCAGGAAATCAGATGGCAGTGCAACCGTTGAATCACCCGCAGTAGTGGTAGTAGTAACCACCTTCAGCATCTGACGGATACGCAGTTCTCGACGCAGACGATCCTCGGCAAGACGAATGAAGTCTGGAATGGCAGAAGTGAGATCAGACCGCGCCAGATAGTTGGCAACGGTTGTTTTCAAGTCACTGTAGTTAGTTAGGGCCATTATTAAATTCCTTAAGCGTTTCGTCTTCTACGTCAGCCCAACGATGTTCCCGCGCTCCAACGTGACCAATGTGCATCGACAATTCGTGGTCAACATAAGTATCGTGTCCAGCATCAAAAGCCTTAATACAGAAGTGAACATCCTCTCCAATGATTCCGTTTACTCCCCACGGAGCATCAAACCAGGGCTTAGGAATCGACTCAAACACTTCCTTGCGAATCATCACAGCACCAAATCCAATCGCAGTAACTTTCTCAATTCCTTCTTTACCGCGACTATCAATCTTTTCCCACCAGTGGGATTTATTTCCGTCCTTCTCTTCGATATGCAGGTTCAGTGCAGTAGGAAGAATCGGAGGGCGACGAGTAGTGGCATTAACTCCAACAATTCCCACTTCTCGGCTAAGAAGGATATTCACCATATCCTTCGGAAATCTCATGTCGCTATCAATGAACAGAACCGCATCGCAGCCCTCGCTCAAAGCAACATCTACAAGTTTTTCACGCTGATCGAAAATCAGTGTTCCTGGCATTGTGTACATCATCAAACCATGCCCTTCTTGGGCGCATCGAGTCTTTACGTCGTAGGCAACCATCTTTGCAAAATCAAACGCAAAACTGGTCATAACTTCATCGCGGCAGGGTACGCAAACTCCGACTTTCATAGGTTTCCTTTGTAGGTTTTACAAGCAATGCCAATTTCAGTAGTGTTCAGCCACTTTGCAAATGCAGTGTCATCCATAATCGCAAATCCACGCATCACACCCATTTTATTCAGTTCGTCGATGACAGTGTTTGGAATGCGAGCTACATGGTGCATATCCTTCAAAAAACCCGTTCGTTGTTTGTCTGCCTCTAAGTCAATCTTGTTTTGTTCAAGAATGTTTGAAATATCCTGAGAAGTCTCAATCACTACCTTGTCATCTACGGTGTGAAATCTCTGGACTCTTGTCCCATCGTTAAAGATGATCTTTGACATTTAATCCTCACAAAAATGGGGAGAAGTTTCCTCCTCCCCACCTCTACATCATTACAGGCTCATATCCAAGTCAGCGATAAGTGCGTGAGCAGCTTCATTCTTAACTTCGAGCGTAGCTTCGACCAACAACTGAGTCTTGTCGCTATCGCCAGCCTTAGCCAGTTCGTTAGTCTGGAACGGACGCAGATACGCCAGAGCAGCGTATTCCGGATCAAGCACCAGAGCATCACGAGCGCGCATAAAGCGATTCGGAACAACAGACATCGAACCGAAGTCGCTCATATACACATCAGCAGCGCCAATAATGGTGGTCGGCGTATCCGACGGAGCCATAAAGCGTTGTGCTGCGATACCAGCGAACGACGAGACCTTTTGCTTACCCGACGGGCCAACCATCAGCACCTTCGGATTGCCACCAGAACTAAACACGCTAGCAACAGCATCCTTCAGCAACTGCTCGGTGAAGGTGCGCTGAGTGCCATCGGTACGGGTCGAGACACCAATGGTGGTCGGGTTGTTGGAAGAAGTCACAACACTGGTGTTGGTCTTGAGCCACGACAGCAGACCTGCCATCTTGCGAGCCGTCGAGTTCGACGTACCAGCCGAACGACCTTGGTTAGCCAGCAGGATGGTTTCCAGATCGCGCTTGATTTCAGCCGAAGCCTTGGCGAGTTGGTAAGCCTTTTCCGACTTGCGGCCAGCCTTGTTCACTGCATCCAGAGTGCCAGAGACCTTGATGGTCTTTTGCAGAATCTGAGTGTAGTTGCCAAGACGAACGGTGGGCGACAGGGTAGCGTCCGAAGCGTCAGCACCTTCAACAGCAGCGTTGTTGGTGGTAGCAGCGGCAAGGCTGTCAGTCTGCCATTCGTGAAACACGGCAGTAGCCTTGGTCTTGCCAATCGACGATTGGAACGGGGTTTCAGTCGGGGAGATGTTAGCAATAACGTCGGTCAGGTCTTCACGCTGACCAATAGCGTCGTGAGCATTAAAAATAGCCATGATTTTATCCTTTACAAAAATCGTTCAAAAATAGCGGCAGCGTCTGCAACCCTTCCAGATTGACGGAGACGAGCCTTGTCTCTTTTAAGTGCATCTGCTTCGGAAGATTTGGCTTTAGTAACGCCAGGCTTCAAAATCTTTGGAGCCTCGGAAACCTTTTTAGTTACCTGTGGCTTAGATTCCATGAGCTTGTCGTACTGCATCGCCTTATAAAGCACTTGCACATGGCGCGAGTCATACACTTGTGAGAGTTCTTCATCGGAATACCCAAGCCCATTCGCAAACTTACGCAAATCGGTTCGGATAGCTTGGCCGCGTTCTTGATCGGCGAACTCCGGTAGAGCCTGTGACAGCTTTGCCATCTCATTCTGGACAAACTGGCTTAGGTTTTGCTGATACTCCGCTTGTTGCTGTTGAGCAATGCGTTGTTGTTCAGCACGAACCGCATACAGTTGCTTTTCCTTCTGAGAGAGTTCTGCGACCTTTACGGCATAGCCAATAGGGTCAATGTCTTTAAGACTTTCCAAGTCATCCTCGGGCTGCTGTTGCGCCAGGAATTGTTCGATGGCTTGCAACCTTTGGGCGTACGCATCTCGCAGTTGTCGAGACTCCTCAATCGCACCACGTTCAGCCTCGATAGCCTTACGTTGTTCAGCGATTTCTTGAGTCTTCTTGGTGTAATCAGCACCTAGTTGATAAGACTTCACCAGATCATCAAGGGTCACATCCTTTTCTTCGCCTGCCGCTTTGATACGGTAGACAGGTTGTTCCTCTGCCTCATCGGAGTCTTCAACGTAGTCAGATTCATCATCAGAATCTTCTTGGGCCTCAATTTCCTCGGATTCATCCGGTTCGTTAACTTGCTCTTGCGAGGGTTCGCCACCGTCCATCAACGAGAGAATTCGGCTTGCAGCGTCACTTACCGTCAGTTCGCCACTTCCCGATTCGGGAGTCATGGTGTTTTCCATTTATCTTCCTTTTTCCAGATTCGTCTGGAGACGTTTACTAGCAATATGCTAGAAAATCTTTAATCGCTTGCGCTCAATTTCTTGTTGGTGTGCAAGTGATTCAATTTGTGCTTTGAATTCACGGATTGAACATAGTTTCGTGTATGCAGAATTGCGAGTCTCGAAGTCGAATTCATTTGAATTTGCCCATCTATTCATTTCACGAGATTCCATATCATTAAAAATCTCTTGAAACATTGGGTCAAGCAACAGATTCTTAGCCCAATCGCATTTATTCATGGCTAACCCTTAATAAGTGAGTTAATTGTATCAATTGCCTTCAATACTGTATCAGATTGAGCCACATCAGCATTACCGTTAGCAACAGCGGCTTCCAATTCCAATTTAATCTGCTTCAACGCTAGTTCTGCTTCCTTAATTCGGATAGTGGCAGCATCATTCTGTGCCTTCATCGTCATCTCAGCCGACTTGCGAGTGATCTCCAATTGCATCTGCTCGCGGTCTAGTTGCACCCTGGCAGCATCAGTCTGTGCGCGCAGTTGATTCTTCTCGCGTTCAACCTGTGCCAGCAGTTGTGCAGCCTCGGTATTCGGATCAGGTTGCTGTTGAGAGGCTTGTTGCTCCAGCATCGCGTCTGTCTCGGGCGTGACTGGCTTAAAGTAAGAGTCCACATCCTTGATACCAGCAGCCTCGACCATCTTCGACAGGGTATTGCGGTACTGAGAAACAGATACCAGCGGGTTAGCAGGCCCGAATCCCTTGAGGATTTCTTCTTGCTTTGCCAGAACCATCTGCAACATGGCAAGTTGTTCGTTGCGATTGCCATTGCCAAGCCCGACGTTGATAGTTACGTCGTATGAGTTCTTCCATGTACGCGGGTCATAAGGCACATATTTGCCCCTGATACGCAGAATACGGGGCTTATCAGAGTATTTGGCTGCTAGGTATAGGATGCCCTTGAAAAGACTCTTAACGCCCGTCTCAGCGAATGTACGAGCGATTAGTTCTAGCTTGCCTTGCGCCTGAGTAGTCATCGCGGCTACAGCAGTAGCAGTGACGTTTTGCAGGATGTCGGGATTAAGCCCTTGCTGTGCGTCAGATACGCCAGTGCGCTTTGCCTGTACTCCGTCGATATACTCCATCATCGGGAATGTCTGGCTAGCAATAGACTGGACAGCCAGAGATTGCACAGCACCGGCACTCTTGACGCGTACAACACCACCAGGCGTAGTGGTCAGCAGGTCGTCCAGATTAACTTGCCCGTCGATAGCAACCATACGGTTGTTGTTCGTCAGATAGAGGTTATCCAGCATCTGACGAGTCAGCGTGGTCTTGATGAGTTGCAGGTCGGTAGCGCGATCAGCAAGCGACTGACCATAGAACTTGTGCGGAATCGGCAGCGGGCAAATCGAGTGGAACGGAACGAAGTCACACTCTTCCTTACTCAGGATTTCGTTGCCAGCGTAGAAAATCTTGTAGCGATGGGTGAGGCCAATGTCGGTCTCTTCCTCCATCTGCGGCTGGTCATCCCACTCTTCGCCATAGGACTCTTGATAGTCTTCCTCGGCATACTTTTCACCCGTGACTACATAGCACTCGAACACCTCGACTTCCTGCATATCGAAGTCAAGTGATTGCATATCGTGCGGCTGCTCACCCTGCGAGAATCGTGCTACACGCTCAGGCGTAAAAGAGAGAGCGTCATTGCTAGGTAGCCCACTAACAACGTTTCTGTCGAAACCCATAGCCACAAGTTCGCCACGCGTAACCAGGCGACGGTGAGCAACGAAAGGACTGTCCTGTACGTTCCTAGCACGCTTCGAGATAAGAAACTCCTCGGGCGGGACATTCTCAATCTTGACAGTACCGACTTCATTTTTACGCTCCACTTGCACAGTGTGCTTACGAATGACCATCCCATAAGGATCAATCATCTCTTGCGTATCCTGAGCAACTACTTCTAGCGTGCCATCTGACATCAGCATCACCAATTCATCATCAGTCAAGTCACGGTAGGTCTCTTTCGTAATATCGACCTTGGTATCCCAGTAGGTCTTTACGATGCCAACCTTTTGCAGCAGTGCATCGAAGAACCAGTTACGCAGAATGATGAATCCCTCGTTGTCACGATTCAGCACCCAATTACAATACTCAGTAGCCTGCTTGGCTGCTTCTTCATCTCCAGGCGATACCGGATCGAATCGCACGACTTCTTCGCCAGTGAATACACGCATGAGTTGCGGCAGAGCGCCATCAATGACCTCGGCAACCTCACCCGTGACAATCTGCGAGCGACCTTCTAGTTCGTTGCCATATGGATCACGCAGATACGCAGACAGAGCCTGACGACGCTGTTCAGTGGTCTCAGACTCCAGATAACCAATTGCGCCATCAATCTCTGATTCGATTAGCGACTTGAGTGCATATGTATTCATTAAACCACCCACGATGAATTTATATTTAGAGGCTTATCCCAAGTGGAAGTGCCTTCGTTCAATCCAATTGCCAAATATCTAAATGCGTCAGCAGAGTGACTAGACCAGTCATGTAACGGCTTATCATAAAACACAGCGCGTTTATCGTCATATTCTCGCCGATAGTTTCGCAGTGCGTCTAGTCCATGTTTTGTCTTATCAATCTCAAACCAGCAGCGTGGCAATAACTGGCGTACCGCTTGAATACCATCAGCAACAGATAATCTCGGTGCAACAGTGACATCGAGTCCTGCTTCCATCAGCACTTCTTTGCGACTCTTACCAGTGCCAAGTTCTCGCACTTCTACGTCATGCGGAAGGATCTGCGATGCCTTGTGGTAGTTGTTGTCCTGGAGCCACTCAAAGTAATGCTCAAGCCCGACTCCATGGTTCTCGTGGTAGTCGATTAACCTGACCTCTTTAGACGCGATTTGAGCCACCCAAATTGATGTGCTGTCACTTATCCCTAAGTCCCATGCACAGAACGTCTTAGCGAGGCTCTCATGAGGTATACGGCATATTCTCTGCTGCTCTTCCAAGTCGTTTATCAGAGCACCGTAGTAAGAACCTTCTACAGCCGCATGGAATGAGCACTCAAACTCTTGGGCATACTTGTCATCGCCCATTTCCTTCTTCGCGGATTCAAGTTCTTTGCTATCCAGGATGCCAGTCTCGCTAGCCTTGAACTCTAGGAGCGACCAGTCATCAGACGATGCTGCTCTATCGCGGAAGTCTGCAAAGTGATTGCGTCCTTTGGGAGTGCCCAGGAAGAGTGCGAATCCTTTTCGGTCAGCAAGAGCCGGACGGATGATCTCGTTCCATATCTTCGGGTCTTGGTCAGCAATCTCGTCAATCACTACTCCGTCGAAGTATTGCCCGCGCAGGCTGTCTGGATTGTCTGAGCCATACAGTTGGATGCGTCGCCCATAGAACTCAGACTTGAGTTCGGAGACATTGAGTTTTGCATCTAGGGGGCGTGTGAAGCGTTCCAGGTAGTCCCAGGCGATACGCTTTGCCTGACCGTATGTCGGCGCAATGTATGCGTACCTCGGGGCTTCCTGACCATTCTTGAGCGAACTATGAATTAGCTGGTTGATTGCTGCGACAGTCTTACCCATACGTCGATGAGCAACTACCACCGTGAATCGGTTTGCAGCGACAGCCTTGTGAATCGCTCTCTGCGGATCTCTCGGCCTGTAGCCAGTATCAATGACCTTCTCAGTCATCGACTCCACTCACAACGCGAATAGCAAGGGGCTGGTCTTCATCGCCTGCAATCTCTGTTCGAGCCATATCAGGCACAACCTTTTTAAGCAGGATCTCCGCTGCTTTAATCTGAGTAGACTTAAGTTCTACCTCGCCGTCTACGTGCTGCGCGAGCCTGTTGATGATTTGAGAGATGCGAATCTTCTCCCTCCATTCATCAGTCAGTTTCACTTTCCTAATTCTGGCAGCCATTTTCTAACCTCACACCGTAGGGCAGTAGATAATCGTTTAGTGCATCCCATTCACTAGGTGAACGCTTCACGATGTTAATCATATGAGCGAAGAGCGAGTTATACATCGCAGTCATCGCACTACTCATTACCTTAGACCATACCTTGTGTAATCCATCGACAGAGATCCTTACCTTCTTACGTCCGCCATCAGTTACCACAAGATAATGAGCCACTAAGTCAATGCGTCTATTTAGTAACTTGAGAGCCTGAGCAGGTGTTGGTTCAACATAAGGTCTATCCCTTTCACCAGAACGTCCGCCCATCCCTCCTGGCACTACGTTAGTCAGATAGTCCCATCCCTCTGCAATCCTCTCAGCCTCGCATTCGTAAGCAGCATCTTCATCCCAGAACTCAGCGACCTTATTGATAATGATTCTCAATCCGTTATCAATCACATCTCTGATTCTCTGGCACTTTTCGGAGCATACTCCCTTGAGCGCCTCTCTCTCATGTTCATGGCAGCGAGAGCCTTTGCCTTTGCCTATATAGAAGGTCTGCCCATCTCTCGGGTCTATCAGTTCATACACATACCATTGAGTCGCGTGCCTCATATTTGCACCATAAGTAAGTGTTGAAAAGGTTAAACCCTATCGATCCTTACTGGTTTGCTTCCGGCTCTAGGATTGACACTTCCATTCCATCTTCATGGACGAACACAGCCAATACTTTGTCGTTGTCGAGTTCGATATAAAGTGCATCGTCGTCGGTTTCTACGCCTTCGATAGTGCGGCCGATCAGCATTTCAATGATTTCTTCAAGCATATCGTACTCCGTTATTTAGTGAGGCCGTAAAAGTATAGGTCTGCTGGATTACAGTTTGTGCTGAACTCATAGTCAGTGAACATATTATCTAG